CGTAGAAAATCTGTAGCTGTATTAGCTAAACTGGGAATGAAAGTAGCAGCAATAAGTTTATTGTGTCAAGATGAGAATGTATGGCAAGCTATGATGGATGCTGGTACACCCTGCCCTATTGATGGACTTATTGGAGAGAAAGCTAAGGCTAAATGGATGGCTAAACGAAAACAAGAATTGACAGATCAAACATCTAAAAGGTCTATGACATGGAATCAATAAAGAATATAATAGTATTATCATTCCTCATTGCCACTCTGGTTCCCAGTTCTTCTGCAGATACAACTGGGAACCTAATTTTAAATGGCACATTTGAATCAGGAAACTCAAACAATTGGACCACTACTGGTGAAGTAACAGTATTAAACGATTGTTGTGGATCGAATTACGACTTAGAGTTTGGAGTTAGTGGCAGTATCGAGCAGACGTTCGGCTTAACTTCAAATAATATTTCACAACCAATGCTTGATAATGGCATTACTCTTAACTCTAACGTCCAAGTTCAAAATGGTGAATGTGGGGTAGCTCAATGCTGGGGAGGATCTGGACCAGCTGATAGCTTTACCATTCAATTACAAATAAAAGATTCAAACAATAACGTGTTAGCTACAACAACACAGGAGAGGTTTAATGTTACAGGAATTAATGGCAAAGATTTCAGCGATTCTGTTACGTATACACAGAGTGGCTCTAATAGGGGAGGTATTATTATTAGTGGTGCTGACAGTAATGGTGTTGTTGGTGGCTTGGGTGGTCCTAACATTGATAATGTAGAAGTTACTATGACCTATGATCCAACAGTATTGACAGTTACACAAACTGAAGAGATTGTTACTGCAATTACTTCAGTAACAGAATTAGAAAATGAGATTGAAATAATAGAATTTATACCCATCGAAGAAATTACATTTGAAAAATATATTGAACCGGAAATTACTACACTTTTTATTGAAGAGATATTTATTGAGGAACTTGCTCAAGAAGAAATCAATACTGGTATAATAAACATATTCGAGGAGGTTACTTATGAAGAACCGCAGACGATCGAAGCGTTCGCAACAGAAGTCGAAAGCTTTGAAGAAACAAATGAAATTACAGAAACAATTGAACCAACAGGAGAAATCACAGGAGAAAACTCAAATGAGCAAAATAAAACTATCGGAGGAAACACTAACTCTGAAGAAGAAATCACAGTCGCAAGTGGAGAAGAGGAGTCCAGAGGAACTGAAAGCTTATCTGAAAGAGAAGTCGGAAACTCTAGTAACGAAGAACCCACAAGTGAAAATGCAACAACCGACACCGAAAGTGGAAGTGAAGCCAGCGCCGAAACCGATCCAGACTCTAGAGATGGAGCTGACAATGATGCAGAAGTTCCGCAAGTGGCTAACAGGACTATTCAAGTAGATAATATACAAAGAAATGTAGAACAAACTACTAGAAATATAGGACAACAATTAGCATTAGTGCAGTCTATCGTAGCAAGTAATATGCAAAACAATACTATACTTGATGAATATTCTAGTAAACAGTACAATGATAGTTATGAACTGGTTAGTATTAACATTGAAGACTACACTATCAGACGTTATCTGGACACTAGGGAAATCTATAATGCAGCTCAGATTATACCTGACGACATTATGGATAAGGCTGAAAGTAAAATATCTGATGCAAAATCTGAAGTGATTAGAGCAGAAGAACACTTGAGGAGAATACGTGGATATTAAAACAATTGCTACTGGTGTAGGTCTTGTGATTACAATAGCTAGTCTATTTGTATTCCAAGGTCAATTGATTCAGAGAGTAGATGTACTTGAAGCAAGATCCGCTCCAGATATTAAACCTCTGGAACAAGATATAGCTGTAAATAAAGCTGAGATTGCTGTACTTAAAGCAAAGATTGAAGAGATTAAAGCACGTTCAGATAATCCACTAGGTCAATAGAATCTACTAGCAGTCTGCTACCCTGCTAGTAGTATTCATCCCAGTTTATTTTTTCATATAGTTCTTCCCATGTATCTAATAAATATTGTTCTGTACCATACCTTGCTTCAAATTTTTTTTTACCTATACCATGATATCCCTTATTACCACGATGGTGATCGATACAAAG